TGACCCGTAAAACTTATTGAACATCTTAAAGAACCAAATGTGTCAGCTATATTACCTAATCCATAAGTAAAGAAATTTCCATTCCTTATTGTTGTTCTATTATAGTCTGTATAAAATATAGTGCCATTGGTTATTTGTCCAAGAGTAGGTACATCTGTATAAACAGTTTCTACTAATTCTAATCCACAAGCGGTTTCAGGCGCACCTTGGGAACTTATTTTATAAGCATAAGACTGAAAAACAGTTGTTGTTGTGGTGGTTGGAATCGTTGTTGTTGTAGCTAAAGTGGTGGTAGTAGCTAAAGTAGTTGTTGTAGGCAAAGTAGTTGTATAACCACAAGAAGGACTGTTAGCCTCTATTAACTCATTATAAGTTCCACAAACCCCATCTGCAAATGTACCATATAAATCTACACCCGTACAGAATGTATTAATTAAATACCCATTAGGCAAACAAGTAGTTGTTGTTGTGGCTAATGTAGTAGTAGTTGGTATTGTAGTTGTCGCAATAGTTGTTGTAGGTATAGTTGTTGTTGTACAACCTTCTACAATTAAACCTAAATCATATTCATAAGTACAATTCGCTTGTATATTGTCTGTTGCAATTATTCTAACCGCATCTAAATCTGTTCCACAATTAGTACTTGCAGTAATAGTTAATAAACCTCCATTTATACTAAAATCAGCCAACGCACTAAAATCAATTACACTATAAGAAAGAGGTTGCTCATCTAATTGTGTAAAGAAATTATTTAAGTTTATAATTGTATTTTGACCATATTGAACAGTTGGTGTTGGTATTGGCGATAAAGTAATTCTTTGCACACAAGGAGCCTCTGTTGTAGTAGTAGCTATTGTGGTTGTGGTTGGTGCTAAAGTAGTAGTAGCAACTGTTGTTGTTGGCAACGTTGTAGTAGCAATAGTGGTAGTTGGTACTGTCGTCGTGGCAATAGTTGTTGTTGCTATTGTTGTAGTTGGTACTGTTGTAGTAGCCAACGTAGTGGTTGTAGTTGCTAAGGTAGTCGTTGTTGGTAATGTAGTAGTTGCTAATGTGGTGGTTGTTGGCTCAATAGGAGTGTCAGAGCAAACCAAATCAGCAGTAACCTCTGTTGTGTCTACATTAATAGTTGTGATGTCAGCGGTACATTCTTCTAAAGGAATAATACTACCAGCAGCCGATAAATTTAATAGTTCTAAAGTACTTTCCCCTGTTTGTAGGTTACTTGTAATACTATTGATTCTGTAAATTCTATCTAATATTTGAAGCCTGTCAGATAGTTTGTAATTAACTAAAAAATTAATAGGCAAGTAAGCCTTATATTTTGATAGTCTCAATTTAGATTCAAAAACATCTGTTATGTATGTTTTATAATATGTTTCAAATAAAGTATCTGTGAAATCTTCAGAATATGTGTATTCGTTTACTTCTAAATTAAAGTTAATGTTGTCTTTACTTAATTCAGAATCTATTTTTAAACTATTTGATGGTATGTTATATTGAGTTATATCTTGATAACTGTTCTCTGTTAAAACCCTTATATTAGTTACAGGTTCTTCTATTGTTAAAGAATTTATTAATACAGGATAAAACAATAAAGGTTTTCCAAAATAAGAAGCGTCGTTGTCATCTACGAACCAACCAACTTGCACAGTAGTTTTTGTTGCGTTGTCATAGTCAAGCAACCTTTCATACTTCATATGCTCAAAAGGAACTTGCACCTTATAAACATCTCCGCCTGCATCAAAATTCTCTGTACCATCGTAATTTGTAGTAGCCCAACCTTGATTCCATTTTTGTTCGTGTTGTAGCGCTAATTTAGTACCTAAACCTTCATACTCAAAAGAAACCTCTTTAAATGGTAACGCTACATCTACTGTTGATGTGGTGTAATCTAAATACTCTGTTACATCTCTTAATTGTATATTTTCAGAAACAGTATCTGCCGTAAATTCATTAGTGTCAGCGGTTATGTCTATTTGAGAAGCATCTATGTTTTCTGTATTAGCATAGTAACTGTCTAACGTTTGAACTATAATAGTACCATTACTTTCATAAGCCGTTAGATTAAACATCTTAAATAGACCCGTAAGAAAGTCTATTATTCTAATCTTTGGTATTTGCTCGGTAATTATAAATTCTTGTGTTAAAGTAATTTGCTCTAAACTTGATGTATAATTAAATGATTCTGGATACCTTATGCTTGTTATTTGCCATTCTGCTTCAATTTGAGTTATAGCGTCATTTGTTTGTATAAAAACAGAATATCCTGTGTTTGAATTTGTTAGAACTCCACTCATTATGTGGATTAAACCACCATTTGCATTGCCTGTTCTAAAGACTTGACCATCTTTCTTTATTATAACGGTATAAGGATTGGTGCTATTACTTTCAACTCTAAGCGTGTACTCAACTCCTTCAATTGAATTATAAACAAAAAGACTGTCAGGGTAACACTCCACCTCTTCCATTTCATCTAAATTAGTTGGAAAAGTTTTTATTTGATATGTAACTTCAGAAGAATCAAATACTTGACCTTTCTTTCTATGCAACCACAGATATAGATTGCTATATGGTAAGTTTGAATCGTTAAAGAAATTTTGAGAAAATTTTATTCCATAATTAGAATTTTCAATTGCTTTTATAATAGCCTTAACAGGTAAAGCATATTTTAATTCAGTAAAAGGTAAGCCTTGTAGCGTGCCTCCTATTGGATATAAATTCATAGAACCTACTACCCCTGCGCTATTACTATCGTAGTAAGGTCTTTTTGTGTGTGTAATTAAAGGCGCTATTATTTTGTAATCTATTCCATCAATAGTTGTTTTAAGTCCACCTGCATTTTGTAATGCTAACAATACTGTTGTAGAATCATAATCTAAAGTTAATTGGTTTAACCAATCCAAAGACGCAAGATTGTCTTCTGCTAACAAATCTTTTAAACTTACTGTATTACCAAAGAATGTAATTTTGTAAGCATAAGGAACTCCGTTTTTTATTTCTACACCCTCCAGTTTTATTTTACCATCTCTAAACTTTTTGGTGTTTAACTCTATATATGAATCTTTCTTTGTTCTTGCATCAAAACCATTAGTTATATTATAATTGTAGTAATGCTTAAAAAGTTTGTTATTAGTCTTAGAGGCAGGTAATGTAAATGTCTTAGTGAAATCAGTAAAAACTTTTGATATATCCCTAACGTTTTGAATACTTTGCGTAATAGAGATAACCTCATCTTGGAATAAGTCTACTCTTTGACCTTCAATATATAATTGTACAACCTGCATAATTTATCTTATAGAGTTAATCGTATCGTAAGCGTATTCAAATTCTATTGTGTAATTGATTAACTTGTCATTTAAACTTGTTTTGTATTGTAGCTGACTATTATTTACTGCTATTGGGTAAACGATACCATCAATAGTTGCCCAAACTCTTTCAGATAACATAAGTTCTTTAAATACTTCATTCATTGATTCATTTACAAATCCTGTATTTGATTTAAACAACTCATTTGCAGTTGTATTAAGAACTGTTTGTGAATGTTTAAATACACTATATTGCCCTGATGAGGTTAGTATATTTCTTTTGAATTTATCCTTTTGTATGTTTATACTTTCTACTGTCTTTTTAAAGAACCATACATCTTGTAATACTCCAAACTTATTTACAAATGTTACCTTCATAGGGTTGTACTTAGCCTCACAAACTCTATTCACTTTTATAGTATGAGTTCCTATTGTTACATTACCTTCTGCACTTGGTGTAATAGTATTGTAAGAAATATCGTTTGAAGATTCTATTGCTACCCTTCCTTGTGTATTTTCTGGTAAATAAATTTCTGTGTTAGATTGTAACAAAGCACCTGAACTTATAATAGGATTTGAACCATCTTTAAATTCTCCAAATCCATCAAAGCCAAATAAGTTATCTGTAAATGTATTTAATAAAACATCGTTTTCATCATAGAACTTTATTTGTGCTACTATTTGAATAGTAACAGGTAAATAGGAGCCATAAAAAGTTACATCTATAAAATCCCTTGATAATTCGCTTATTTCAAATAATACGTTACCTTGTGAATCTGTGTTCTTGGTTAATGTATATTTTAATTCTCCGCCTATTGTCAAAGTCAGTTCTGCCATCTTTGACCCTGCTTCTGTTTTAAATATATAATAAGGACTTCTTAGTCTTATGTTTGCTACCATTTTATTTACTTGTCTTAAATTGTAATAAATCTTGCATATCTAAACCAAATGCTTCTACTAATTGGTTAGGTAAATTTTCAAATGCTTTTTCAAAAGGTTTAGTAAAAAACATAGATGGCTTAATACCTTGCCTAAAAACTGATTCCCTTACTGCAAATGCATTTAAACCCTTGCTTCTGCTCCAGGCCTCAAAATGTTTTACCGATGGTTTATTACCTTCTTTAAAACTAAATGGACTATTACCACCTTTTTGTTTCCAAATTTTACCTTTATTATTTGTTTTCTTAAAATTACTAGTAGTTTTTCTAGTACCACCAGCTCCTCTAACTCCTTGGTCTTGAAATATACCATAGTCTTCCATTAATATTGTTAATAAAAAACCTTTTTCTGTTTGTTCAACTTGATTAAAAGATATAGAATCATAAAGACTCTTAGAAACATTCTTTTTACCTTTAGTTAAATTACTACGTGATTGCTTAACAATATATTTAGCAAACTCTCTTAAAGCATAATCAACATTGTTTAGCATATAGTCATTGTATTTGGTATTAATACATCAAATGTTAAAGTCCATCCTGCTAATTTGTTTTCAAACCTGTCAAAAAATGGTTCTATTAATGGGTTACCATCTAGTTGGTAAAGTTCTGTATGTAAATCACCACGTCTTAATAACTCAAGTAGTCTATTTATAACTGCCATTTGTGTATTAAGTACATCTTGCTCATTACTATTACCTAAAAATTTATCTTCATCATCTTCTTTACTTATATCTACAATGTCCATACAAAGTAAACTCATATTAAACTGCCAAACACTACCGTTTAAAGTAGCATTGTTTACAATAAAATGAGACAAAGGAAATATGTCTTGCTTATTTAGGTCTATTTCAAATATATCACCGTAGGTTACTGTATTAACAAAATCATCTAAAGCTAAAGTTTCTTTTATCTTTGTTGTTATATTATAAAATCCTTGCATTACTTAAATTTATTTTTTATTAATCTGCTTTCAAACTCTGCTTTTTCTTTTTCAAAGGCTAAATACATTAAGCATTTGTGAAGAGAAAACTTTGTGATTTCTTCAAACCTTCTGATGTCTCCTTGAGCAATTGTATATATTTCTTGATAACTTCCCCATTTTCTACCGAAATTGGATCTGTCATCTGTGTTTGTTTCTTCAGTTTCTCCAAATAACTCGGGATAGCTTTCAGCAATGCGTTTATTAAATTGCAAAAAAAAACCATAGCACCCATAACAACACCTAATGGCATTTGTTTCATTGTTTCACTATACTTATGAGAACCTTCATACTCTTCTATTAAATACTTGCTTCCTAATCTTTGAGTTGTAGGTCTATATAATACAGCCATAGCTTTATGAATTGCTTGCCAATCATTTAAGTAAGCTGTAATGTCTTTGTTTTCTCCGTAAGTTATATCATCAAGGTTAGGTATAAAACCAAACTCAATACCTTTTAAATCAAACTTTAAAGTATGTTTTTGTTGTTGTTTAAATAAACTAGTAATATGTGCAGAATATCTATCTACATCTGAAGCTTTAATCTTACCTAAGCCTTTTAAATCTATTTTTAAGAAAATCCTAAGTATATCTTCTTCAGTTGGATCTTCTAAACTTAAGAACTCCTGGTACTGACTTAAAGTTATGTCGTTTAGGTCTTCTGGTATGTTTACTTTTATTTCCATAAATGCTTACTTAAATTAAAAACAAAAAAAAGGGTCACTTGTATAAAGTAACCCCTTTCTAATAAACATAAACAAACTAACTAACTTAACTTTTCATAATATGCGTTGTACAATTCTGTGATTTTATTGTATAGCTTGGCATCTTGTTTGTATATTTCTGTGCCTTGTCTTTTGTTTCCTTGATAGTCTATTTCTATTTTGCAGTTAGGTATTTTATGTCCGTTGCTTCTTGGAACAGGAACAGGATAAATTTTTATATCATTGTCCCAACAGTACTGTATCTTATTCATCTTCTAATATCTGTTTAACATATCCGTACAATACTGAAAAGCTGGTAGGCACTAACATAAACATTGCAGTTCCATTTTGTCCTTCTTCAAAAAAATTATAGGCTATAAATAATAACAAAAATGTTATAATCAAATTGTAATTAAAATCTTTCATAATGTGTTTGTTTTACTTTGTAAATTTATATAAAAATTAAATACAAAATACAAATTAATAAAATTTTAACATTTTAATCTGACTACCAAATATGGTATTCACCTTTGTGTGGATCAGCTAATTGTGAAGTAAGTGCGTATCTCATTGCATCTATTGCGTGGTTATAAGCATCAATAGGCTTATTCATTTTGTTACCTTCTTTATCTGTAAGCCAAATATAATTCCTTAGTTCATTTATAAGGTTCTTACTACGACTTGTAACATATACCTCATTTTGATTAATAAGGTTTATACCATATACTATTGAATCTCTACCTTTAGCTACAGGAAGTACTTGATGTCCATAACTATTAAGTTCAGCTATTGATTTTGGCTCTGCACTATCTGCGTAAACAATATCTTTTATCTCTTCTGATTTTAATATATTACTTATTTCGCTATTAAGTAATCCTTTTTTATATAAAACCTCATCAAATATATAAGCATTATTCCATTTGTATAAAGCTACTAAAGATGTTGGATCATTGCTATAACCCCAGTCCATACCATAACATAGTAATCTACAATCTATAGGTAAGTCTATTTCACGCCAATCAGTAATACAAACACCTTCTAAACTACCAACTTGTCCAAGTCCGTATACTTTCCACCAGTTATCCCAGTAAGTAGATGTCTTAGCTTTTTCTTTAGCTTTCTCTATTTCTTTTACTATACTAACAGGTAATGCTTCATTGTCTTTATACGTTAATACTTCAAATTCAGAATCATCATCTATCAATACTTGTTTATGAGCCCAAAATTCATTTGTTGGGTTAAAGTCAATCCATATATCACCACTTGTCCTAATTGCTAACTGATTATAAGAATCAAATGGTATGTTGTTTGCTTCGTTCACATATAGAACATTCCTTCTGGCTCCTCTAAGCTTGTCTGGTTGGTCTACACTAAAGAACTCTATATAACTACCATTTGAAAATGTATACTTTAAAGTAGACTTATTAAACTGACTATCTCTATATCTATTAAGCATAATCATTATCTTCAAGAAGTCTTTTAATGCTCCTCTTCTAAGATGAGGTATTGACTCAGATACTACACTTACTTCAAGGTTCGGCTCTTTTATAGCTTTATCAATAAGTAAAGGAAGTATACCAAATGTCTTACCAGCTGATGTACCTCCTTGTATTACTCTTTTACGAGCCTTTAGATGGCTCATCTTTTTAATGGCAGTAGTTACTATGAATTCATCCATAAAGTTGCTTAGATGCCACTAAAATCGAATATAGGTTGTTCTGAGTTAATAGTAACATCCTTAGTTTCTTTTGGCTTACCAGCGTAATAGTTAAAATATAATTGTACAAATTTAAAGTCTCCAGCCTCTACTCCTGCTTCTAAAGCTTTATATGCTTTATCTTCCATAGGGCTTAGACGTTCTATCATTGCTATCTCATCTGCCTTTGGTTTACGCCCTGCAGTTTTATGACCACCATTGTTTACTCTTTTATCCATAATTAAAAAAGATTATTAATAATTCTATAATAAAAACAATTAATTTGGATTGTTGTTAATTCTCTTTATAAACCTACCTTGTTGATCATGTAAAGTTATTTCACCTTCATCACTTACTAAGTAATTATTTATATGTTGATTAATTAAACTTTTTATTACAGCAGAAGGTAAGTTATATATACCACCGTTTCCACCGTGTTTTACATAATATTGATAGCATCTTTCTATTTCTTCACGAGTCATTAAATACTTTTAATCATTTTTACCATTGCTCCTAGTCTTAAGTGAACTAAGTCTAATTGCTCATCAGTTAATCCTTCAGTAAGTTTTTCTATTTTACTTACTTTTATTTTATTAGTTTCTTGATTTAGTTCTAATAGTTGGTCATACTTTTGTCTTAAGCTTAATAACTCTGTTCTTAGTTGTTCGTTTATGGTTAATGCTTGTGTGTATGTTACTCTATCTTCCTGTATTGGAAATTCCTTAAATGTATCGTATATTTTTTTTAGCTCTTTTCTTTTAACTACCTCATCAAAGTTTTTAAGGTTATGTATTACTGAACAATGATCTTTATTTACTTCTCTTCCTATTTCACTTATAGGTAAGTTTGTAAGTTCTTTAGCTAACTTATAGTATAATGTTCTTGCAAATACATATTGATTTGTCTTTTTCTTTTTAGTTATATCTATATTTAACTCTGCGTTTATAAATTCAATTATTTCTTTTGTCATCTTGTTCTCTATATAAATTAAATAATTTATTAAATCTTGCAAACTCAATCCCTAACTTAATACCAGCACAAGCTAAGTATTTTTCTTCGTTTTCGTAATGCTTTAAATGTGACTGTAATACTTCTAAAGAAGGATTGTCAGTTATTGTTACTTCTAATGTAAAAAAATAATAAAGTTCTTTGTCAGTCCATTCTTCCATTACTCGTTTTTAACAAACGTACCATTTTCCATTTTACCACTTCTTTTAGAAATAACATTATAAGCAGAGTCTATACAATCTTCTATATTTAAGTTCTCTAATTTAGCTAAGTTAGTAAGTACTACTACACAATCACCAATAGCATCTATTAGTTCTTCTCTATCATTATTAAGTATTGCTTTAGCTAACTCTCCTGTTTCTTCTAATAGTTTTATGTATTGTGTTTTGCTATCTCCTTTTTCATATATACCTCTTACTAAAGCCCAATCTCTTATTTTATCATATATATTTGTATCAAGTGTACTATTGTAAAAGTTCCATAAAGAGTTATTATAGACAAACATTCCCATATTAGGGTACATACTTTTAACTGCTTTTTTAGAAATAAAATCCCTTACTTCTTTAGTAAATACTACAGTTCCTAACTCTGGCAAGTTAACTTCTTTTAAATCTAAGAAATAATTATCAAAGTCAGATCTTTCTTTTGTTCCTTGAAATGTAACTGTTGATGAGGTAATGTGTAATTTTTCCATTTTATTTATATTTAATTTATTATAAGGTACTCTATCTAATTTATATCCGTATTCTGTTTGTAGTTTTATTTCTAAGTCTGAAGCTTCATCAAGTGATTTTGTTTTAGCTAATATCTCGTATTGGTAAAAACCTTGTTGAATTTCTACTCTTCTTTTAATATTATTAGTACAACCAATCTTATTTATACTTGGTATATGATAAATGTAGTACATTATTTTTTATTTAAGAAGTCGTTATATATATGCAAGTTATGCGCAAAATGATAGTAACTACCTATTTCTATATTAAGCTCAATAGAGACCATCTCTTGTAGTCTACTAAAACAATATTGGTCATTGCAGAAACCATACCATAAATCATTACTTCTCATTAATACTGTCATATTAAGTTTATTATCTAATATAGTAAACTGTACAGCGTAAGTACAAGGTGTATCTTTAGAGTAAGTATCTATTTCTTTGCCATCATATATAGATATAGCAGCTTGCCTTGTTTCTTTGTTGTTTCTTAATATATCTACTACTTTATTTAATTGATCATTTCTTCTCCATTGCCAACCATAATTAGATCTTACATTTCCTTTATCATCCATCATTTTTTTCCATATAGGTGCAAATTAGATATTTTCTTAGCATTAGGATTACCAGACAAATACCAATCCCATTCCCTTTCAGCGTAAGTTGGATTCCATTTTCTATAATCAGTATTTATATAGTTATCTAAAGGGTTTAATATTTCAAAACCTTGATTAAATAAAGCTTTAGTATTAAAAAAATCCTTACCTACTTTACTTATTACATCATAATAAGATTCAAATGCTTCTTGTGCGTTATTAAATACCATCTTTATATTCTTTTAAATAAAATTCTAATGTTTCTGATTTAATATCAAGTAATGAACTATCTTTTAACAAATATATTCTAATTTTTCTAAACTCTTCATATAATTTTATGACTTGTTTGCTTGGTACTGTATTAATATATCTTTTACCACCATTTTTAAAGAAATATGGAAAACCAAAATTAGCTTTACGACTGTATTTATAGTATTTACTTATATCAAGTATTTTATCAAACTGTTCTTTAGATAAATCTATTATTTCAGATGTTACTTTATTTTGTACAAACCAATGTGAAGTAAAAAATTTATATCCATTTATATTCATTGGTATCTTGTGTATACATCTTAACTCATAATCAGAACCATAACCACCTAAATAATAAAACATAAATTGACTAATAGGAAAGCAATGTCCATAAGGAAATTCAACTTTATAGAACTCTTTTAGTTTTTCTATATTATCAGCATGGTTTGTTCCTGTATTAACATTTTTATGCTTATTAAATAAATGTTTGTGATTATAAAAAAAATTACTAAATATACTATAGTCCATTTTTAAAATCTTTTAGGTCATTCCAAGCTCTATAAGAATCTATTTTACTTTTATCTATAGTAGGTAAAGTTGCGTTTCCTGCTACACTAAAAAACCAATCTCCTTTTTTACCATACTTACACATATAATCCCAACCTTTAGAATCATAAGAACCTTCACAATTAAAAGCATCAGGTATTAAATCAGATTTAGAATTAAATGGCTTATGATATGAATAAAATTTAGCTTTACCTAGTTCTCCTTGTTGTATGTTTCTAGCTACTGCTACAGCTTCAAAATTTGTATCTGGTAATGCTATCTGTAAAGTCCTAGTAAGTACTCCTGTAGATATTACTGTCCACATTGTTTCAGGTTTATCTTTGTCCTTAAAGTAATCATATATAGATTTAACACCTCCTGCAACTACTAAATCATGATTTAAACCTAAAGGGACATAATAAGCACCTATTTCTTTAGCATATTTTATAGCTAAATGATTTGCATTTGGCATTGCTGCTATTCTAGCAAACAAAGGTTTAGCTCCTAACTCAATACACAAAGCCTGGTGATCACTAACTTCTTTTGATGAAGGCATAACTAAAGTTAAGTTTAATCCATATTTTTTACATAACCAAGACAAAGATATACCAGCAAAACCTCTTCTAGGTTGTACATATACTATTTCTTTAACTCCTTGTTTTACTAAGTTTTGTATTAAAAACTCACCAGCTCTAGCTTTGTAACCTACCTCACATGACTGTGATTCATCTATAACATTAAATCCATTAGCATTAACAACTTTAAAATCCCCAAAAGAAGACTTAAAATCTTTAGTTAATTCTAAATAACTATCTAAGTTATATCTAATTAAGTCTTTATTCTCTATTCCTTCTTGCTTATTTACAAACATTGTTTCTATATTTAATATTATTATTTAATTTAATATGGTATTCAGATTGAAAGTTATCTTTGTATCTGATAAAATCACAAGCAACATCTTCCATGTCATAAGGCTTACTAAAGTTTCCAGTAATATCACATAAATAAGTTAAAGCTTTATCTTTATTCATTTTAGGTAATATTATATCTAAGCATTTTTTAGCATTAGAACCTACATACACATTACTATTCCTATCTACATAATTTTGAAAATACTCAGCCATATCCATAGCGAAGGCAGTTAAAACAAAATTTTGTCTTTTAAAACCTTTGTTTAGTAAATATTCATTACCATGATCTACTATTTCTTTTATACCAATCAACTTATAATCTTTTGATTTTTTCAAATGACTTTCTACTTTGTTTTTTACTAGAAAACTACTTAAACATTCTATTAAACCATAAGTTTCTTTTTTTATAAAGTTATTTAAACCTCCTTTAATCATAGGTAATAAATATCCTTTTACATCACAAAACCCTTTATCTGGTATATTATCAATCCATTGTTCAAATTCTGTTTCTCCTTTCGTAAGGTAATCTACAACCCAGAAATTACCAAATCCATGTGTACCAAAAGGTAAATATTCTTTAGGCTTATAGTTTATACCTGATCCACAAAGTCTAAATAAATAACATAAAGTTATAAAATCAATATCTTCAATGTTCCTACTTCTAGTAAAATATATTCCATTTCCTTTTGGGTCTTCTTCTTGTTTTTTTATAGCTTCTAATAAAGAACTAAAAGCAGCATACTTTCTATTTACTACATCATAAATAGGAATATTCCATACTAAATCATCGTTGACTTCTTCTTCAGTCCAAAACTTACCTTCAAACTTAAGCTCTTGCATTTTTTTAGCTTTACTGTAATAATCTAAAAACTGATCTATCATAATAATTCATTTATAAATTTATAAGAAGCTGGTCTAATATGTACTGATTGTTTTGATTCCATGTGAAAAAAGTCTAAACCTTCTTGGTAATCAAAATCCCATTTAATAACATCTAAGTTTAATTTATTAGCTATTCTATCAATTAGACTATTAAAATAAATTACATACTCTGTTCTTTCTTGTTTAGATCCAAAAAACCCATAGCCTTTATATAGACCAGTTCCTGGTATTTTTCTACTTTCATCTTCAATAGGTAATAGATGAGTAAGAGTTACTTTTATACCATTTGATTGTAAATCTACTAATTGATCGTATAGTCGTAAAGATAAACCTTTTACAGCTCCTTTACCACCTTGTCTATTTATATGAAATCTAATATCAATATTACCTGCATAAAATATTATTTCTTTAGTATCTTCATGTAAGTAAGAAGATATACCATTTTTTAAGAAACCATGTAATGTTTTACCATCATTTCTACTTATACTATAACCAGGTCTAAATATAGATAAAGAGTGGCTATCACCTAAAACCATTTTATTATTAACTTTAGACAAGTCTATTACTTCTGGTATTGCAAAAGTTATTTGTAAACTATTTAATTCCTTTCTTTTACTTAGTAAAGCATTATAATTTACTGTATTGTTAACAGAATAAAGTTTGCCTTTGTATTTAGATAACTTAATTAAAGCATCTACTTGCCTTGGTTGAACTCCACCAAAGAAATTAAATATACCTTCTCTATAGTTAACACCTTCATTAATAACTATAGCATCGTATTCTTCGTAGTCACATCTATTGTCTAATACTTCTACTACATCATGGAATTTTCTTTCTAGAATATTTCTACAAACCAAAGTCCAACCTGCGTTATGTGAAGTTAATCTAGTGCTAAGGTTATTCACTACTCCTAACATTCCTATTTTCATGATCTATTTTTTATATAATTATTTAATGAACCTAAATAAGCTACAGCATCTAACAAGTTATCTTCTTTATAACAGTAACTATGTCTAGATAATTTTAATGCAACAAGTATTAAGTATACATCATTTGCGTTTAAATCTTTACCAGTAATCCCTTTAGCTATCATAGCTGCTCTTTCCATACCTTCTTCAAAAGGTCCATACATTCTTTCTTTTTCTTCAGATCGTAAATTAACGATTTTATTTGCTTCTTCTAAAATATTCATATTGTTCTTAGTTTTAATAAATTATAACATTCTATATATCTCTGTTTTGCTTTTCCTTTATGTAATTGTTTAAATAAATTATACACCTTTTTAGTATACTTGTATTTAGTATTACAATCAGCTAAATATTTTTGTGCATACTTCTTACCAAAACCTTTACAATAATTTACATTGTCTGCAGTGTCACCAACTATCATTTGCTCATAAAAATTATACATAGCTTCTTGCTCTGTTATATCGTAAACGCACTGATGTTTTATATGGTAGTTATACATTAAACAAGGAAACTGCTTGTAATCTTTATCTATAGATATAATCATAACGTTTTCTCTACCTATAGTATTTGATAATTCAAACCAATACTTAGCTACTAAGTCATCTGTTTCTAAACCATAGCCATATATTGAATCGTAGTTATCTTTAACCCATTTATGCATAACACTTAATAGAGGTGGTTTTTGACTTTCTATTCTATTAGCTTTATATTTATTAGATATTAATTTTCTAAAATTACCTTTAGAACCATTAAATACTAAAACCTTTTCTATATCATATAAGTCTTCTAAATGGTTTACAATACTCATAAATACTTCATCAAACTTTGAAGTACAATCTTCAAGTGTACTATGAAATTGATCATCGTCTACATTTTCTTTTTTCTTATAACAGCTTGACCATATCAAACTATCTGCATCAAATAATAATACCATTACCTATAATATTCATTAATTACCCTTTCTTCTAACTCTTTAATAACATAATCATTCACTATGTCTGTAATGTCTTTGTCATCTAAAAGTATTTCATATATTTCAAATGATTCAGCATTGCCACTAAATTCATACATGTGTGGTTCTTCTTCTTCGTAGTCACCTCTTACTGTAAATTCTAAGTCTTCATACTTAATGTAATAATCTTTCATTGCTGTTTGTTTAAATAGTTTAATACTTCTTCTAAGTCTTTTACTGAATATTCACGCTCATATAACTTGGCTATAAATATCTGGTTTTCTAATTTTAAAATGATTTCTTGTTTTGTCATCTCGTTTGCTTTAAACAAATATAAACAATATTTTAACACAAAAAGCACTTTAACAAAATTTTAACAAAAAAAAAGAGAAACTTAATTGTCTCCCTTTCTTAGTTCTTTTAAGTACTGAATTTCCCGTTCAATGTAGTCTTTGGCTTTAGTCAGTTCCTGTATCTCATCGTCTTTCTTGCCGCACCTTAAAACATACTTGACTATGTTGCCCCTGTTAAAATTCAGTTTGTAGTCTTGTATTATGTCAATTACATCGTAATCACCTGTTGCTTCGTAGTGTATTTGCGTGCCTCTCATTTTGTCTTCTTTTATGTGTTTTCTATATTCGTCTATTGTCCATTGCCATTCTTTTTCTCTAATCATTTTTTTCTGTTAAATTAACATATAAGTATGAAAAAACAAAAATACATATTGCACCGCCTAAACCAATTAATATTTCTGTTGGCATACTAATCTATTTTTAAAAATTCAGCTGAAGCGTGTTCTTGAAACCAATCTTTGTTTTCTTGGTATTTATCTACCACCGCTTCTATCATTACAAGTTCATCTATTGATGAGCCTTTTATCTTGTCCACCAATGATTCTATTCTATTTAGAATGTTAGTTACCATTGTTGGATCTGTATCATATATTGTATCGTATTCTTTTCTTACAACATCTTCTAACATTCTATCCAATTTATTAATTTGGTTTTTAATATTAAGCTTATATTGTGTTGTTAATTTAAGCTGGTCGTTAGCTTCTAACAATAACTGGCTTAGTAAAACTGTCTTTAAATAATTTAACTGAGTATCATTCATTATCATATAATGTATTTAATTCGTTAATCCATTTAATCATAGTTTTTGGGTTACAAGAACATGGTACATGGTATGGGTGTTTGTAGTATTTAGCATGTAATTGAGCTACAAGTTTAACCTCATTAATACTTAAAGTATCACTTGTATTTGCTTGAAACATTTCCCAATCTTTTTTATCTATTGCTTCCATTTCTATTTATTGTTATTTTGTTCCAATCTTGTTGTCTTTTATCGCAACCGCAATCTACATTAAACCACTTACTTACAGTTTTAACTATCCATTTAATACCTGTATAGTATGTAATACGTTCTACTAAATCACCTAATTTTATCATAATCGCCGTTTAAATAGTCTTCCCAATCTTCTTGGAATTGGTTTCTTAAATCTTGTTTTACATTTTTTAACGTATGGAATATACTTACCCAGCTAATATTAGATAATTTAGCCATTTTACGCATACTTAAATTAGTATCTCTATAAACTTGAAATATTTTAGCATTATACCAATTTTTATCTTTTTCTTGATTTATTAAATAACCATCTATTAAATTACAAAACCTATCAAAAGCTTTGTGTTCTTCTAAATCATTATTATCTTCTAATAAATTATCTTTAATCTCTTCTTTATATATTAAATTCTGTTGTTTTTTTAAAGCATATAATATACTTTTTAAAGTAAAAAAAATATAACCTTTTTGTAATACACCTTCTTTTATTATTTTTTCTGCATTTGCATATTTGTACAACTTTATGTACATTTCTTGAACTATATCCTCTGCAAAATCCCCTGCACCTAAAGCCTTAGATGTTCTAACCCATTCTTTATGATGTTTAGCTACTTCTTTTAAAAAATCAGTTTCTTTTAATTTAGGGGTTTTTCCCATATAATTGTTATAGTTATAAACATAAAGCAAAATTGTATTGTATGCTCTACTATTTCATCTTCAAAATATTCATCTTTGTTATATAATGCTCCAAACATAAAACCTTTTACAATGCTAATAATAAAAGTTGCGTTTTTAGAAACAGCATAAGGTGTTATTAACAAAAATATAACAAAAAGTACAAATAAATAGTTCATAATATGTTAATTAAAATTTATTAAAATCTTTTAATGGGTCAAACGCAGCTCCTTCTACTATAGGTAAACCTAATTGATTTACTTTAAAACTAAAATTTTCAAAACTAAAACCTCTACTTCTTTTACAAATAACAGTTACAAGTTCTTTATTAACCGTATTAAGTTCTAATTGTATTTGTGTTTCAGCTTTTTTCTCTAAAAAACTTCCCAAGTGACCAGTTGGCTTATCGTTACCAAAGTTACTATGAATAACAGTAACAATGTGGCAATTTAATTTAGCTGACCATTCCATAATCTTTTGAGTAGCAAGATTACTTTCTTCTATGTTATTTACATCTGAAACTAGATCAGCCATACCATCAATAACAACCATACCAATATTTTTACCATCCATTTTATCATATAGGTAGTATTCTATAAAATCAATACGCTCCTTATAGCTTAATGCCCTTAAACCAAATGTATGATAACATTCTTTACTAAGTCCAGTCATGTCTAATACTCTTTTAAAAACCTTTTGAGCGTGAAACTTTCCTTGTTCAGTGTCAAAATGAATTAAACATTTACCGTCTCTATGTCCTTTTAAATCACCACCTGCACCTTCTAAGTTTCCTTTTAAGTATACTGCGCTTAATAATGATATAAAAAAAGTCTTTTTACTTTTAGGTGGTGCTTGTACAAAACTAAAGTTGCCATAAGTACCAATTGGTACATCGTATGTCTTTAATCCTTTTTTAGTTTGAATTGTTTGTTGTCCAAATGACAAAGCTAAAGGTGGGTATTCTAAATCTGTTTCAGCATCTATATAGCAGTCTTGTTCTAATAACTGCATGTGCATTCTTTTAATTTCTTTTTCTTCGTCTGTCATAAAATAAAAAGGGGGCTTTTAAACCCCCATAAATTTAAAATGGTAAATCTACTGTTTCAGCTTGTTGTGTAACTTTTTCGTTTTGTTCTTCTCTTTCAGCAACAATGATGCTACCATCAGTCCAAACTACTTTACCATTTCCAAAATAAGTTTTTGGTTTTTTAGCATCTCTTTCTTCTTTTGTTTGTGAATCAAAAGCAGATACATTATTACCAAATTTTGTTTCGTTGTTTATAGCTACTGTAAAGTTATAATAAACTTTTCCATTTTTAGCAGTTACAAACTTTTCTTTTGGCAAACTTGCCACGTCAATTGATAAATTGATTAATGCACTCATAATATATTGGGTTTTAATTTACTTGTAATAATTCATCCTTAATTTCTTTTTTCATTTTGTATTTAGCATCAATAGCTGATATATTACCTCCGTTTTTTAAATATTCAATAGCTTTATTAAATTGAGGTGTATTTTTATTTAACCAAGGTTTATCTTCAGTTTTTGTAGTAAATACTTTACCACTTGCTATATTAGCATCATCATCATCTGCTTGTAATCCTAATAAAGAAGCTAATGTATATCTTCTATAGTAAGTTATAGCTGAACCTAATTTTTGTGGATCATTCATTTCTGGTAACAAAATAGAACTTTGTGTACCAATATTACTATCAATACAGATTATTTTAGTGGTAACTGAGCCATTTTCTATAGGTTGTAATAGTAATAACCTATTCTTCTTTAAAAGTGGCTGTAATTGCTTTATAAGTGAATTTACATCAAAGTACTTTGACTTATAAAATGGATTTTTAGTGTCTTTGCTAATTGTACCTATTTCTTGTTGTAGGTCAAATAATTTTTCATTCAGTTCTTTCATTGTTTTAATTTTAAGGTTTCTAACTCTATTTGTGTTGCGTGTAATTTCTTGTAAATCTCCCTGTTTTCTATGTGGACAATGTCCTGTTTATTAAATAGTTGGTTTGTAAATATAAACATTTTATTATGAAGTTCAACAATCCTTTGTAATTTTTCATTCTTAGGATTATTTTCTAAACCTTGAACTAACATTGAATCAAGTTCCAAAAACATTTTTATATAGCTATCCCTTGAATACATCTACCTTTACTATTCTTTTGTAATCGTCTGGACAATCTTTGTCACATAACTCAAATACATAAGTGGTTAATTTTTCATTTTCTAATTCAAGCCTATTAATTTCTTTTAATAGTGCTTCAATTCTTGCTTCTTTGTAACTTAATAAATCGTGGCTCATATTTTTATTTTTTACTCGTCAAAAAATTCCTTTACTTGGTTTGTATTCCAAGATGCTGCTAAGGTTATTTGTCTTAACAGGTCTACATACTCTGTAAAGTCTATATCTGAATGGTCTACTTCTACTGAATACTTATATTCGTACTGTTCTATTGTTATTCTGTAAGGTTGTTTTTTCATATCTCTTTGGTGTTAAAGGTTTGGTCAAAACACTGTTCGTTATCGTAATAGTTTACCCAAAAATCTCTGTTTTGACCTA